AGATAATGTTGCCAGAGTTTTTGATTTATCCGTTGAAGGAAATCATAATTTTTTCATAGGAAAAACTCAAACGCTAACACATAATTGTGATTACATGACACCGAATGCTCAGGCGGCACTTCGTAATGTAATTGAAACATTCAGTAAGACAACTCGTTTTATTTTGACTTGTAACTATGTAGATAAGATTATTGATCCAATTCAATCTCGTTGTCAAATCTTTAATATCGTTCCACCATCAAAGAAAGAAGTTGCACAACATCTTGTAAAAATTCTTGACGGTGAGAATGTAAAGTATGAGAAAGATAATCTTGCAACTATTATCAATCAATCTTATCCAGATATTCGCCGTGTAATTAACACAACTCAAAGATGTGTTATTGGTGGTGTTTTGAAATTAGATGAAACAACTTTGGTTGAACATAATTATCTTTCATCAATTCTTGATGTTTTGAAATCAAATAAAAATAAAAAAGAAAAGTTCGATGGTATTCGTCAGTTACTTGCTGACAACCATGTAAGAGACTTCAATCAAATGTTTCGTTATCTTTATGATAATGTTGATACATTCGCAAATGGTTTTGTATCTACTATCATTTTGATTATTGCAGAGGCACAATACAAAGACAGTTTTGTTGTAGACCATGAAATAAATGCCATGGCTATGTTTATTCAAATTATTATGGAAATTGACCAAAGGAGAAAATGATGGGTATTTATGACATCAATGGTGGTGGGCAACCACCACAAGAACAACAACAAGTAAACATTGACTTAAATCAAGCAACTGATATTCAATGTTCAAAATGTGGACATAAGTTTTTCCACGAAGTTACGTTTTTCAAAAAGATTTCTGCATTACTTTCACCAACCGGACAAGAAGGAATTTTACCAATTCCAACTTATGCATGTTTAGAATGTGGAAACATTAACGATGAATTTTTACCAAGTAAAAGACAACAACTAAACGATTAAGGATTATCATGGCAAAAAGTTTATTTGATCATATTAAAGGTGTTACTTTCCGAAAAACAAAATGGGAAGAATTATCAGAAGAAGATGCAAAGTCTTGGAGCAATTATATGATTGCCCGTTTCTTTTCAATGGAACCAGAATTTGTTGAAGTGATAAATGAGTTTCAAACATATTCAAATGGAATACTATCTTCAAAGGATTACTATAAACTTTTGCTAGATATTCTTCCAAAGAAATCTACATTTCTTAAATACATAAAATCTAAACACAAAATGGAAATAGAACCACAAATTCTATCTACATTTTGCAATCATTTTGAATTGGGAAGAAATGAAGTCTATGAGTATATTCGTTTTTTGAAAGAGAACAATCAAGATGAATTGATAGACATATTGAAAAAGTATGGAACACCTGAAGCAGACATTAACAAATTTGAAAAGCAATTAAAGAATATAAAATGAGGAATAAAATGTCTATAAAAGAAAGAGATTTGGGTATAAAGGAAGATGAAACACCCGATGTTAATGATGTGGTTAGTATCATGGAGCATCGTCATCCTGAAATGATGGGTGCTTTTCGTAAAATACAACAAGAACAATATGAATTATTTGCACAAAAACAAATGGCTTATGGCAAAGGAAACATAATGTTGGGTGGTGACATTGGTGTTGATGAAGATAGAGTTGCTGCCATTCGTGGAATCACTATTCGTCTTAATGATAAGATGCAAAGACTTCTTAATTTAGTATTGAAAGGTGTTGCAAATCCGCTAAAAAACGAGAGTGTATCGGATACTTTTACGGATATGTCCATATATGGTATAATATCTTTAATAGTTGAACGCGGCGAGTGGAAATAATTTTCTCACACTTTTTTTCTCACACTTTTTTATTATTATCATATTTATATTAAATGGGAAGATCTAAAAAATATAATACACCCGAAGAATTAGCAGAAGCTAATCGTGAAAAATGTAGACGATATTATGAAAAAAATAAAGATCGTCTTAATAAAAAAAGAATGGAAAAGTATTGGGAGACAATAAGTGAGAAAAAAGAATGATTATTATGTTTATGTAATAGCCGAAACAAAAACTATGAAACCAATTTATATTGGAAAAGGGAAAAATAATAGACTTAACTGGCATATTTTTGCCATAAAAAGTGGTTATCACTACAATAAAAAGTTATCAAATAAGATAAATAAGATAACAGAAAATTTTACTAAATTAGAAAATATATCTATATTCAAAGATAGTGTGTTTGAAAAGGAATGCGATGCCTTACATAGAGAAAAAGAACTTATATCAATGATAGGAATTGATAAACTCTGTAATCTTACATTGGGAGGTGACGGTTCATCTTTAACAAAAGACAGTATGGAAAAAATAATCAAAGCTAGACGATTAAACGGAAAACCGTGGCATACAGAACAAACCAAAATCAATATAGGAAATGGTCGCCGTGGTAAACCACATTCCCAAGAAACGAAAGAAAAATTGAGAAACATGTTTCTTGGAAACAAATCATGTAGATTTGGTGTAAATCACACAGAAGAAACAAAAAAGTTAATGTCACAAAACCATGCAGACATTCGTGGTGAAAAAAACCCATTCTATGGCAAACATCACACTCAAGCCGTGAAAGATTATTTTAGATTGAAATATGGGCATGTATGGGTTATATTACATAATGGCAATAAAATAGATGTTGTTGGTAAAAGTGCTATTAAAAAATATGTAGAAGAATATAATAAAAATAATAATACATCCATTAGTTACAAATCTTTACTAATGTATAAACACATAAAAAAAGATAATATACAAATACTAAAAAAGGTAAATAATGCCTAACAGAAAGGTATCTTTTTCACAATACCAAATATGGAAAGGTTGTCCTCATAGATGGAAACTGGCATACATAGATAAACTTGCAACTTATCAACCATCAACTGCTGCTCTATTCGGAACAGTAATGCATGAAGTGTTGCAAGAGTATGTTAAGACTATCTATGAGAAATCAATCGTTGAGGCAAATAAACTTGACCTGAATGAAATGTTACAGAGTGGTATTCGTGATGAATACAAAAAATTACTCACCGAAAATAAAGATGTTCACTTTTCAAATGATAAAGAACTTAAAGAATACTATTCAGATGGTGTTCAAATTCTCCATTGGTTTAAGGCACATAGAGCTGATTTCTTTCAAAAGAAAGATTATGAATTGGTTGGTATTGAAATGCCTATAAACATTGTTCCACTTGAAACGCATCCAACGGTTAAACTTGTTGGATTTTTGGATTTGGTTATTAAAAACACAAAGACAGGTGAGATATACATATATGATTTCAAAACCAGCACAAACGGTTGGAACAAATGGGCAAAGGCGGATAAGGTAAAGACATCACAACTTGTTCTATACAAAACATATTATGCAAAACAATATGGTGTTAGTCCAGAAGAAATAAATGTTGAGTATTTAATTCTCCGTAGAAAAATTATGGAAGATGCTGAATACGAAGCAATGAAACAAAGAGTTCAGAGATTTGAACCATCAAATGGCAAAGTTTCTCAAAACAATATAAAGAAAGAAATTGCTGAATTTATTACAACTGTATTTAACGAAGATGGTGAATATAAATTGGATGTAATATATCCTGCCGAAGGCGGTAACAATTATTCAAACTGCAAGTATTGTGAGTTTAATAGTAACGAAGAACTTTGTCCTAAAGAAAAAAGAAATATACTACCTTTCTAAAATAAATCTACTATTTTCTATTGTTTTCTGAAATTCATACATATTTATATGTATGTTTAACTGATAGAGAATGTTGTGGATGCAAAATCAAAATACTCGAGCATACAAATTCGCAATTCTATAAAAGAAGAATTGGCAAACTATTGTCAAGAAAACGGATATAAATTGAGCGGATTGATAGAAAAACTTATATTAAATCATTTAACTGGAAGTTTAGGTGTTTAGTGAAAATAGCACAGTTAGCAATTATTGACCTTTCTGTTTATAGGGGCATTCATACATTCACTAAAAATATATCATCACTCGGTAGTGTTGATACATTTTATTTTAATCCAAGTGAAACAAATAATTTCAAATCTGAATATCAGAACTGTGTAGATATTTCCGAAATGGAAATGACAGAACTGAAAAACAAATTGGAAGGTTATGATATTGTTGTTTTGAACCTCAACAAATTTATCTATGATGTTGATGGTATAGAAAAAAGAAAACCAGAACACAAACAAAAATTGATTGACTTAGCAAAGATGTATTGTCAGTTGAATACTATAACTGCATTCTTTGACCATGAGATATACCCGTATGAGGGTATGCACTTTAATACTATTTGTGTTCCCGCTTTCATAAAGTATAGTGATTATTATTTAACATACACACCGTTTTTTGTTGATGCACTAAAAGAGTATATCGGAATGAGAGGAACTTCTGCATATACTTTTCAAGTCGGTGGTTATATTGACATGAGTATCTATGACAAGTGGATTGAAAAATCATGGGTAGA